TTGGGCGAATACATAGCGGGGGCCGCTTCGCCCGAACACCACTGCCGCGGTATATTGGAAATGCTAAAACGGCATCAAATCGACCCCGCGTTATGCACATGGACAGGCGACGGGGCGCATTTTTCCGGCAGGGGCAAAACCGGTTTTAAAATGAGTAACGGCCTTTTAATGCGTGCCTTCGAAAATATTCTGCAGCTGCCCCCGCGCGGTTTGCCGTTTACGATACGCACTGCCTTAAAGTTTAAAAATTCCGTTTATTATTCGGCGTCTATGATATATAGCATTATGGCAAGAAAAGATTTTTATGTGCGGCCCGAATGTGCAAAGTTAATTACGTCGTTGCAACGATGGACATTAAAACGGACTTCGTCTGCCAAATCAACCGACCCGCATGGGCACGCAATCGACGCGCTGCGCTATGCTGTAATGCCGGTTATACATAATAAGTTTAAACCGCCCGCTAAAATTCGGATGTACTAATGCTTAATTATACTTTCCCCGTAAAACCGACAGCTCCGACAAACCTAGACCAAAGACGCTGGGAGCATAGCGGGCTTCGAAAACGGATGCTAACCGGCGAATGGGAAATAGACCTAGAAGATGAATTAGCGCGGCATCTATCGGCAGATAGGCGCGAAGCATGGGGGCCTGCGGACTTAAGCAGCAACCCGTTCGAACAAATCACGCGGCAGCTTTCTGTACTGTATACGGAAAGCCCAACGGTCGCAGCCCCTGGCGATATATCTGCATTGCTAGGCCGCGAAGGGTATGCAACGAAGGCGGGTTTATGGCCGATGATGCAGCGCACGCAGCAATTCGTTTTGGGCATGCGCGAAAGCATTATGCGCGTCGAAGTCGTCAAGCACGACGAAACGGGGCAAGGCGGTTTAACTTATAGATTAGTCACGCCCGATAATGTTTATATCGAAACCGATCCCGATATGCCCGATATACCCCGTTATTATCGCGAATACCGCATAAGGGTTAACCCGATAACAGGTAAGCAGGAATGGGTTGCAGATGTTATCGACCTGCGCGACTATAACCTGCCGTCGTTTGCTATGTATACGGTCGACAAAAGCGGGCATTTGGGGCACGATTGTTCCGAAATGTATATGGGCCACCCAAAGCGCATCGGCGACGATTACCCGTTTAGGAATAGCGCAGGCGTGCCTTTTATGCCTCTCACCGTATACCATGCCGAAAAAACGGGGCAAATGTGGAATTTCCTAGACAATAGCTCGCAGGTATGGGGCAGCCTTACGTCGGCGGTTTTATATTCGATGTTTTTGCATTGCGTGCGCGATAACGCATGGGCACAAAAATATATTTTAGGCGCATCCGTTGCCGGCTTAAACTCAATGGACGTCGATAGCAATGCACGGCGCGCAGCTGTAGCGACCGACCCTAGCAGCATATTGGTTTTGCAAACCGACCCCGACACGACAGGGCAGCCGTTAGTCGGCGTATTTCAGCCGCCCGTCAGCCCTGCCGATTTATTGGAAAGTATTGCCAAATACGAAATGCGGGTCGCGACGTCGGCAGGCATATCGCCCGATAACATTACCCGACGAAATGCCGACCCTCGAAGCGGTTATGCTTTATCAATCGACAAAGCAGGGCAACGCGAAGCGCAAAGGAAATACGCGCCCGTGTTTCGAATGGGTGACGAAGAACTGTTAGCGAAGTCGGCTGCGCTATGTAATCGCTATTTAGGAACGTCACTGCCCGAAAGCGGTTACCGCGTCAGCTATCAGTCGTTAGAGCTGTCGCCCGACGAGCTTAAAGCGCAGCGCGAAGATATAACCGAAAAGCTAGCCGCGGGGCTTATCTCACCAATTAACGCAATCCAAATGCTTAACCCCGATTTAGATTATCAGGGCACCGTTGAGTTATTGGAAAAAATACGACGCGAACGCGCACAATTTCTTTAAACCACAGGAAAGACCACAATGCAAACTATAGAACACGACGGGAAAACATACGTTTTAAAATCAGATATGGAAAGTGCTATAAGCCAAAGACTGCAAAAAATGTCGGCGCGCGCTGCCGAAGCCGAAGCGCAGGCAACCGCATTGCAGGAAACTATCGACACGATGCAGGGCAAGTTATCGACGATTGATACTTTGCAGCAGCAAATCGAACAGTATAAAGCCGAAGTCGAAACAGCAAACGGCAAATTTAGTCGTTATCAAGCCGTCAGCAAATACGGGCTAACCGACCCCGACCAATTAGAGCTCGTCGAATGGCAATACAATCGCAGCATGAATTCGCTAGCCAAAAAAGACCGCGTCGATTTGGGGACATGGTTAGAAGGATTAGTTAGCGACCCTTCGAACGCTCCGATAGCATTGCGCCCGCATTTGCAATCGTTGCAAACCGCAGCCGCGCAACCCGAAGCGCAGCCCGCTTCGCAAGTGCAAGCGCAAACCATAGCCCCCGAACCGGCACTGCAACCGCCCCGAATGAATACCGGCGCATTAACGAACGCACCTGCCCCGACTTCGGATAACATAATCGACAGGGGCCTAAAAGATTTAGACTTTTACCGCGAACACCGCGACCAAATCAGACAAGCAATTTATAACAGGGGGCATTAATGGCAGCTGTAGACTTAAGCGGGGTTACCGCATATCCATATATTAAACTAATTTCAGGCGTTGGAACGGTACAGCAGGAAATAAACCTGCCTTCGGGAAAACTTAAGCTTAGTGTCGGCAGCGACGTTGCGTTATCAATAGCAACCGCAGGCGTAAGCGACGGGGCAGCAATGCCGGCAGACGTTGCAAGCATCCCCGCTTCGAATTTATTAGAATTGGAATTAGGGCATAGCACGTTGGACAAAATAACGTCCGTTGCTGTCGCAGCCCAAACGGGAACGGCAGACGTAACCGTAATTTTAGAGCGTGCATAATGGCGACTTTTAAATACCCGACAGGCGGGGGCGGAAGCGCAAACCCTGGCGCATGGACGAATATAGATGCGGGCGACTTGACGACAAACGCGCAAAGTTACACGACGTTTAATTTAGCGGCATCAGCTGTCGAAGGTTATGCGCATCGGATTAACATTGGTGCAGACATTGGCGCGCCCTCTAATACTTCGAATATGGCAACGATGGGCATTTTAACGTTCGATACCGGTATATCGTTAGATAATCTGACAGCAAACGAAGGTAGCAACGGCGTCGTGCAATTAGAATTCGAACCGGCAGGCGTCGATAATACTAGCGTTTATTATACGGATACGGCACGCCCCCAAACGGTTATGCTTTGGTGCGGTTTTAGCGGCCCGCCCTTCGTTGCCGGTAATATGGTTTATTATGGACATGGATTGCAATGCCGCCCGAACATTAGCGCAACGAATAACGATGGATGGTATAACCAGACGCGCATCATGCGCACGCAGGGCACGACGACAGCTCCGCAGGGCTCGTCGTATGGTTTCGGTTATCGTTTCCAAAATTTGCAAATGACCGCAACGTTTGGCAAATCGTATCTTACACAAACCGAATTCGGAATTAGCCAAGTAGATTGGAACGGGGCTATTTATCGCGACGACGTCGGATACGATGATTATGCAATGCTAGGTACAATTAGCCAAGTTTCCGACGGTTTAAACACTAAGACGACGACGACTAGCGAAACAATAAAACTCGGCGTAGCTTTCCAGGTAGCTTTATCGACAGATAATACCGTTATGGGATGGGATTTTAATCTTAAGTGGCGCAAGCTGCTTTCAGTATGATATAAACACTTTATGGGGGCTTCGTCCCCCTAAAATCGAAAGGGGCACGGTCGCGCCGGTAACAGCTGTTAAAACCTCTATAACCATAAACCTTTCTTTATTTAGGAGCCGTTAAAATGGCTATTGTAAACGGGATTACCCAAAGCGCACTAACAGCCGACTTGCGCATGGCTAATGTTATCTCTCAAGAGGTACGACTTTTACTTCGCGATGTTAATAACCTTCGCAATTCACCTTATATCGATTTCGTCGGTTCTATTAACGGCCTTGGTTCGGATACTATCCGCGTAGCTAAAGCCGGTTTGGACGGTCGCGACGTTTTCAGCGTTATTTCGCCTGAAGATACCGCCCTTTCATCAAATACCGCGCTAACAAAAGCGTCCGTTGATTGCGTCGTGCAGCGTGCCGGACTTCGTTACCAAATTACCGACCTTGCAAGCATGACAGCATATAATGCAGGCGGCAATAACGTCGACGTTTTCCGCATCGCGCAAAGCATGGCGGGTTCCTACGAAGCATATTTCGCAGACTTGACCGCGGATACTATCGACGACTTTACCGCAGCTGCAGGGCCTTCGGGCGGCGTTATGACTGTGGACGGCCTTTTGGATGCTATCTTTACCCTTGAAAAGGCAGACAGCAACCGCGGCGTGCCAGGGCCGTTCGCAGGCATCATCCATCCAAAGCAATTCACAGAGCTGCAAGACGACCTCCGAAACGAAAGCAATAGCATCTTTAGCTATAGCCCTGCTACCCTTGACGCTATTTCAGCCAAAGGCCCTGGCTTCGTTGGTCGCTTCCTTAATGTCGACCTGTATACAAGCTCTTACGTAAACACCTCCGGCGGCGGCGACCTTCAAGGCGCAATTTTCGGCGTTGGTGCTTTAGGTTATGCAACCGGCGTACCTGCCGACTTGCCAGGGGCTGCCGACCTAATGGCTATGGGCGAAATCGTCGTAGAAATGGAACGCGATGCCGCGACCGCTTCAACCATCGTTATCGGGCATGCTTATTTGGGCATGTGCATTATCGACGATAACCGCGGCTGTCGTCTTGTTTCCGTAGCTTAATAAACGCTAGACCACATTATTATTATGGATAGCGTTTGCAGCATTTATGCGTTTCTGTGGTCGAAGGCAGCTGCAGGCGTTATCCACTTTTCAAAGGCCACAAAATAAAATGGATTACTCAACAATCGCGCAACCATGGGCAGCCCCTTCGGGCAATGCGCCCGTGCTACCAATGCGCCCCAACAATAGTTTATTTTTAAAGCATAATCCGCGTAATTGGATTTTCGAACAGATTACCGTCGCCGGAAAAAAGAAGGGCGACGAAGATAAAGCCGAATGGATTTGGCTACCCGAAGTGCAAACCGAATACGAACGCCCTGGCGTTAATGGTATCCGTGCGCAAGGTTCAATCGTTGACAGCAGCGGACGACAGGCGCAGTTAGCGCGCGAAGGTTGGAAAGTAATCTTACCAAATGACGTCGATTATTTGCGCGTTTACCCCTGCAACGGGGGCCGGTATTATGCAACCAAATTCGTTAAACTGGAAAACATTGCAGGCGATGTTTTCGAAACCTACGAACGCGAAGAATTTGCACGGTTCAGATTAGAGCTGCTTCTAAATAATGTTATTAAAATGCCGCATCCGGCTATATTGGAAAAGATTAGACTGCGACGCGCCCGACATATTGACCGATACGTAAGGCAGCAGCATATCCCCGAATTAGCCGCAAAAATGCACAAAGTACAGGACGAAGTCGAAGCAATGCGCAAGGCTATCGAAGCAATAAAAGCGGACGTTAGGAAATACTATGGACAATTTTAAACGCGACCGCGAAGCAATGGACAGGGCCGCAAAACGGTTACTGGATGCCGAACGCGCACGCGGTAATAATCAAATTACGCATAATCAAATAAAGCAGCGTATAATCGAAGCAGTAAATAAACGGGATAAATAAAAATGGCAGTAGCGTCGACCCCTTATGCCCCAAATATTCGCATAGTCGAATTGTTGCAGCGCGACACAAGCTGCATAACAGAGCTCACGATTTATCGGGACGGCGATAAAGTCCATATCAATTCGGGGACATATACTTTATATGAACCAGGGGGCCAAAAGCTAATCGATGCAGCTGCGGTAACCGTTGACGCTAACGTCGCAACATATACGCATAGCGCGGCAAGCCTGCCCGACACTTTGAATTTGGGCGAAGGTTATGTGCAAGAATGGGTTTTAAACCATGATGGGGGCCACCCCGACCAAAATTACACATATCGGCGCATGTGTGCTGTCGTTTTACGTCGGCTTTATCCGGTTATATCAGATTTAGATTTAACGGCAGTTTATAGCGACCTTGCAACGCTTCGACCTTCGACGTTAACAAGTTATCAGCCCTATATCGACGATGCATGGTACACGATTTTACGACGGCTTCGAACCGAAGGCGGGGGGCTTGAATACCTAGTCATGAGTAGCGAAAGCTTTTACGAAGCGCATCGGCATTTGGCTTTGTATTTGATTTGGCGCGACTTTCATAGCAGCCTCGGGCAATCGAACGGGCGTTACTTCGACTTATCGCAGGAACATTTTAAAATGTACCAAGACGAATGGAAACGCATTAATTTCGTTTACGATTACGACCACGATAACAGGGCCGACGAACCCGACATGCGAACCGCAAAGCAGCCCGTTATTTACACTTCGTTACCTGGCTTGCATGGCAGGTTTCGTTCCCGAAGGATTAGATAATGGCGTTATCGTTATCCCAATTAAGGCAAGCCGTCGCAACGCAAATTAGCGGCATCGAAGGTTTTACCGAAAGCCGGATACCGCCCGACTATTTCGGACGCAACGAAAATACGGTCGCGCATTTGCGTTTTGCGGTTCAAATGCAGACGTCGTCGCAGGCAAACGAACGGCAACGGCGCGCGGTCGGTTGCATGATGGAAACTAATTTGCGGGTTAAATTTGCATATCGACTTCGCCCCAAAGATGCGTACCCGACAGATTATGATTTGGGGCTAGATGCGGAGGAAAGCGTAATAAAAGCTGTGTTAGCAAGTTACGCAGGCATCCGAAACGAAGTGCAAATAAGATACGACAGAACAGTGCGCGACATTACCGATTCGACCGAATATATGCTATTCGATATAGAGTTTAATACTTTTCACACCATATCCATAACATAAGGGGGATTTATGGCTTATTCAACAGTGCCAAAGGCCAAAAAAGACGGGACTTTAACCTTTCGCGACAATACGACACCGACAGCTGTAACGCTTGAAGTAGCTTACGAAGAAGGCAATTTTAGTTTCGAAACACCGTTGCGCGACGAAGTTGTCGTGCGTGACCGCGGTAGCATTTCAACCGTTCGCCAGGGCGACGAACAACCTATTACAGGTTCGTTTAACTTTTACTTTCGACAGTTTACCGACAGCAGCAATGCGGGAAGCGTACAGGACTTTATTACTGGCACGGGCAGCTATAATGCTAACCTTAGCACCGGAACAAGCGCAGGCGTTTTCGTTGAGCATTACGCAGTCGATTTAACTTTCGACGTCGTCGGTTCGGCTTTGGGCGACGACCAAAACCACAGCGCGACCTTTTCCAAATGCGTTTGCACCCTATCATTTGCCGAAGGCGATCCGTCAGCATGGACGCTTAATTTTAACTGCTACGGCGGCGTGACCTACGCATAAGCCGTTAAGGATTAGACCACATGAAAACAATAAAATTAGGGGCTTTGGGGGATAAGACCCCCCGCCCCTGCAATTCGCTTGCTTTGGTATTCGAAATCGTTACTGCATGGACGGAAACGCCCGATAAAACGCAATTGGGCTACCTGTGCGCAGCTGCGATTATTAGCAGCATCGATGCTTCGGACGCCCCAAAATATAATCCGACGAAATCGGATATAAAGGGCTTCGGGCGCGATTGCGTCGAATTCTTACTAGGTAAAGGCGTTGCTATTCCGGATATTTATTCTTACGGTTCGTTATTGCTGTCGAAAATGGTTGCGCAGCTGCCGACATCCGATGGGGCAGACGAAGCCGCAAATTTTTCGTTAGCACCCGACGCGGACAGTTAGAACATTTAGGGCTAACGATTTCGCTGCGTTGGGGTAAAAGCCCCGAATGGTTTGCGACCTTGCCTGCCGACTTAAAAGAACGACTAATTGCCGAATATACGCTAGCACACGAAAGCCCCAAAGCACGCGAAGCGCGACGTGAACGGATAACGCAGCAGCGAATTCAAATGCAATTGGATATATTAAAGGAAAGGCAAGGGGGGTCGAATGGGTGACAGATTTTTTAAAGCCGTAACGGGGCCGGCTACTGTTACTTTTGAAGGGCCTTTAAAAGACCTTTTCGAAGATACGATGCGAAAAGCTTACCCCGACATCGTAAAAACCTTCGAAACGACGTTGGGCCGAATTCGGGACGATGCCGAAAAGGAATGGCCCGTGCGCAGGCGCAAGTCGCAGCGCAGCGTCGACCAATTCGAAATCCGATTAGGGCTGCGGTCTAATGGATTAGTCGTGCAATTAGATAACGATGCCGAATACGCGGGCGGTATTTTGTCGGGTAAAGTCGAACGCAGCTTAAACGAAAGCGGCAACCCTTCTGCCGTTCCCCCTGGGCGGTTAGTATGGTGGCATTTATTATATCGACCTGCGGTTCGGGCTGCCGATGCGGTAACGCAGGCATTAGCCGAAGAATTGTTAGCCGAAATGCGAAAAGAGGACGGATAAAAAATGGGTGACGTAAACAAAACGATTACTATTGGCTTCGAAGCGCAAACCGGCGACCTCGAAAGCAAATTAAAACGTATTCCTGGCATGACAAAAGCCGAAGCTAAAAAAATGGCCGATGCTATGGGCAAGGAATTCGAAAGAATAAAAAAGACAGCAGCCCAAAGCGCGAAAGACATTGGCAAATCATTTAAACAGGCGGGAACAGCTGTTGCAGGCATTGCAGCCGGTGCAGCTGTCGCCGGTGCTGCTGTCGTTGCCTTCGGGCAGGAAATGGCCGACCTTGCAAACGAATTAACCGACGCAAGCGCAAAGACAGGCATAGCAACCGACCAATTAGCGGGGCTTCGATTAGCGGCCGAAGGTAGCGGGCTTGCCTTTTCCGCATTGGAACCAGGGCTAATAAAGTTTAACGCGTCAATTGCGAACGCAGCCGAAGGGACAGGGCCTGCAGCAGATGCCTTCGAACGGTTAGGCATAAGCGCGACCAATGCCGACGGCAGCCTGCGCGATGCTAATAGCGTTTTCACGGATGCGACGAACGCATTAGCAGGCATAGCAAACGAAACCGAACGAAATGCGCTTGCTATGGATATATTCGGGGCGAAAAGTGCTGCTGCCCTAATCCAAAGCGGCGCGCTTGCCAGTATGGCAGCTTTTGCAGATTTGGCAAAAGAATTCGGCGTCGATATGGAACAGGGCGCAACGTCGGCAGGTTTGTTTCAAAGGGCTATGGCGGAAATTAGCCTAGTTTTGCAGGGCGTAAGCAGCGAAATATTGCAGGCGGTAACCGGCACGGACGGACTCGAAACGGGTTTATTTGCTGTTTCAGATGCTATCGTTTTTTTCGGGTCTATTGCAGGCGACGTTATACGGGCAACCGGCGCAGGCTTCGACATACTTAAACGTCAAGTCGAAGTCGTTATACAAGCCGTTTTAACGTTGGGCAATAGTCTAGTCGCAGCTTTATCGGGCGACTTTTCCGGCGCAGTATTCGCAGCCCAAAACGGAATAGCCGAAATCGGGCAAGTATTAGAAGAAGTCGGCAAAGACATTTCCGTTATTTTCGAATTAGGGACAGCAACCGACAAAGCAAATGCCCGCGTAGCCGAATTGCATCGCCTGCGCGAAGCGGTTTTAAATACGACAGTCGATAACACAAAAGCGAATAAGTCGAACGCGGCTGCTTTGGGGGATAGTGCCGAAGCAGCAAAGGAAGCAGCCGAAGCCGAAAAGGAAAGGGCCGCAGCAGCAAAAAAGGCCGAAGATGAAGCAGCGAAAGCAGCCGAAACCCGACGAAAGGCTGCCGAAGAAATATTAGCGATAACAAAGGCTGCCGAACAA